AGCAAATGCTTCGAATAGTTTACGACCAAAGTCGTGTTGACGTGCAGTGTCAATATCTTCTTTAAGTTGTACAATCTCTTTTTTAAGAGTTTTGCTAACTGTTTCTGATACTAGTTTTGCACTTCTATTGATAAAGTCAGACTTGACTTTAGCAACGTGATCTTTTGCTTCACGTACTAGACGTACTTTTGTTTCAGCTAGATCTTGTTTATCTTCTTGGAACTCGGCAATTTCTTTTGCAAGTTGTTCGATTACAAATTCTTCAAGAGCAGAAAACTTTGATGCCATAGACTTTTGGTCTTCATGAAGTTCGGAAACTTCTTTAACTAAAGTTTCACTTACAAATCTTTTTAGTAGATTTGCATTTTCTTTCATAGCTATTGCATATTTTGCTTTTGCTTCTGCTAGTTGCTTACGATCTTCTTGGAATTCGGTTACTTCTTCTACTAGCTTTTCGCTAATCATAGAATCAATAGCTTCGATCATAACACTTTTGTCATGCTCGTACTTTTGTGCAAATTCCTCACGAAGTTCGACAGTTACTTGTCTGCGATTTTCAGCAATTTTTGCTGTCCATGCTTCTTGTATCTCGGTTTTCATTGCTTCAGTAATTGCTTCACTCTCTAAAAGGGCTTTTAGTGCTTCCATAATTTTCTCCTTTTATTGGAGCCTGCTTATTATGTTTAATAAGCTCTCTGCAATGTATTTTTGTGCCTGTTTATCGCCTTGTACTTCTTTACTAGTTAAAATTGCCTTGTATCCACCTCGTGTGTTCATTAGGTGTTCATAAATTGGTGTAGGATAAGCACCTGGCGCACTAGGTTGTGCTACTACGTCTACAGTGATTATCTCGAAATCTGATACTTCACCAGAACCGCTTTCGCTAACGTTACCGCTACCTCTCGATGAGACACCTAGCTTTACGCCGCTTTCCAGCATTGTTCTGACTAGTTGTCCCATCGGTGTAGGTAGGATTTTTAATTTTCCGTAACCATTAGGTCCGTCCATCCACATTTCAGTAATCATGTGGCTGACGCGGTCCAAGTTTATATTAAGGCCTTCTGGATGATCTACTTCCCCGAGCACTGAGTATCCGCCTTGGATTTGTTCGCTGAGCGTGGTGACAGCCCTGCCAATCTCTCTAACGGGATAAACACGCTGATTTGCGTTGCGTACTCCGCCTTGAATACAAATACCCTTCATATAAAGGTTTTTGCCTTCATCAGCAGACTCAACGACTATCCTTGCTTGGTCGAAACTTAAATGTTCACGTAGGTAGTTCATCCGTTTTCCTTAACCTTAGCTGCCCATTATTGATTTAGAATTGGCGCCGTTGTCTCCCTTTGCAGGGGATTTTGCTGATGTCATTGACTTACCAGCCTTACCACCAGGAACATTTACGTTACCAGCGTTTTCTTCTTTAGTTGATGGATTTAGTAAGCCGCCTTGTGTACCACCTTTGCCACCATCTGCGTTTTTAGCGATGTTAGCAGTTGTACCGCCCATGTCGTTTTTACCAGCAACTGCGCTCTTATTGTTAACGCCGTTGTCGCCCATTGTTGCATTTACTTTTTCTACGTATTCACGCATTTGTTCAGCTGCTGTTTGCTTGCCTTTTGCTTTTGCTTCGAACGCTGGTGCAAATGCTTCTTTTGATGCTTTTTCTTCGCCGTCTTCTTCTTCGTCGTTGCCCATGTCATCCATGTCGCCTTCTTCGTCGCCTTCGTCGTCGCCGCCCATTAGCTGCTCAAACTCTGCTCTTAATTCTTCTAGTGCGTCTTCTAGGTCTTCGATGCGGTCTTCTACATCACCTTCACCTTCGTCGCCCATGTCCATGTCGCCTTCGTCGTCCATGTCCATTCCCATGTCGCCCATCATGTCGTCAGTTGCATCGCCGCCCATAGCAGGTGCTTCAACTTCAAACTCGTCTAGGCCGAACATTTCTTCTAGATCTTCTTCGTCTGATTCTTCTAGTTCGTCTTCTTCTGACTCATCTACTTCTTCGTCAGTGGTTTCTTCTAGATCATCATCTTCATCATCTTCGTCTTCCGACTCGATCATATTTTGATAAATTTCACGTGATTTTTCTACCACGATTTCATGGAATAGTTCTTCTGCTCCGGCGCGATCTTCGTTAATCAGACGCTCAAGCATTTCTTCAAACTTGTTGCGATCAGTCATTGTTATCTCCTTATTTAGTTGTCAAGGCTGTCAGTTATATTTACACTTTATTTTAAAAACCGTGCTTAAATGGATGTATTTAAGCACATTTTTTAAAATTTTAAAGTAAGTTAAGTCTTTTTTTAAATAAATCTACTGTAATGTGTGTTAAATTTATCAATCCTGATAGAGTTTCTGGCACAAAACTGTTTTGATCTTCAACTACTCTTATATATCTTATGTTGTTGTGTTTCTTGATACATGTTGCAGTTTGTCTAGCCCAGTTTCCAAAATATGTAGCTCTTTCGTTTTCTCGTTTATAATTTTCAGTTCCTGCATACACATTGTTTACCAACTCTTTTCTCAATCCTATACCTTCGTAATCAAACCCTAAGATGTAAATTGTTTTATATCCGTGTGTGCTTGCTAACATCAATGCACTTGGTCCACTGCTCCATCCTAGATTGGGATTAAACAAATTTAACTTTGGAACTTCTCTTGTGTATCTGTTTGGATTGGTCCAAACTTGATGATTCATCTGATAGCTTCTTCCGGAAATTTCTTTTATCATTTTTGTATCAACTGCAATTAAATGATCAGGAGAAAATTCTCTATACAGTGCATTGCATCCATATATTTTTCCATGCGGACGTAATTCAGTTACAGCAATAGATTTTCTACTAGTACCGTTGCCCAGTACAAAGCCAACAGACTCGTCTCTGTTTATATCTGGCTGTGGATGATATTCTTTTTCTATCGGCGGCTTAGAAAACGTTTTATTTTTTTCTTGTCGTTTTCTAAGTTTACGTTGTTCTTTCGTTTCGCCTGGTATAAGAGTTTTAGGCAAAAGATAATCCTTACACTTGTTCTGCCGGTGCTTGTGCTGCGAGTCCGTACATAGCTCTGATGTGAGATAAATCTTTGTTTGCTTCTTGTCTGTGCATGTCATCTGCACGTCTTGCTTTGTTAATATCACGTAGAGTTAATCTAGTTTTTCTTGTGTCGCCAATTTTAACTACAGAGTCGTCGTCCTGAGGTTCGTATCGAGTGTCCTCAGTTGGCTCTAAAGTTTTTTTGTCAAAGTAATAAAGCTCACGTAATATCATAATGTATTTATATCTCCGGTGCGGGTTGGGCTGCGGTACTAGCGCCGCCTAGTGGACTTGTCTCGCCAGTTGGTTCTTGAGGTTCTGTTTCTGCGTCTTCGCCTTCTGCTGAAGCTAAATCGTTGCTTATGTCAGCACCAGTTATGCCTGCATCTCGCATTTGTGCTGTTGGATCCTGTGATGGCGTTCCAAATTGTTCGTCGTTTTCTTCTTGCCATAGACGCTCGTTTTCTGCTACTTCTTCTTTGCTTAGTCCTAAGAATCTCATCAGTGCAAAGCGATTTGAAATAAACGGAATCTGTTGAATTGATGTAAATGTGTTGATACGGTTTGTGTCCAACTCTGCTTGACGATAGCTTGCAAAATTTTGCGGCGGTTGAAGTTTTAAGTCAAACATAGATACGTCAATGTTTACTCCTTTTTCAACTAGATATAACTTGAACTCGTTGTTGAATATTTCAGCTATTAAACTTTGTAAGCGTTCACAGTAATTGTTAAAACGCAATTCTTGAATGTACGCTGTACCAACTCTACCGTCATTATAGGTTGAACTTGCGTCGTCGGCGCCGGTCGGAAGATACGAACTTGGAATTCTTAATCCACGTATCAACTTGTTTGTAAAATAACGCAAGTCATCTATTTCACCTAGGTTCGTACCACCAGGAAGTGTTTCAACTTTTGATCCTCTACCTTCTGCTGTTTGCGGGAAGAAGTAGTCTTCATTTATACTGAGCGGATTGTATGAGCTGTCTATGACATTTTGTCCGCCGCCGGTCTTAGAAGGAATGCGTCTTTGATGAATTTCTGTTTTTACACGTTCTACAAACTGCATGGCAAGGTGACTGGGCATGTTGCCGACGTCAACATAAAACACTCTACGTTCCGGTGCACGTTGCACACGATAGATGATAATTGCATCTTCTAGTAATTCTTTTTGCTTGTACACTTTGAAGATAGTTTCAAGCAAACTGTTGCCAAACGGATAGTTGTTGTCCAACCCTTCGCTTAAACTTAAATGTACAATATGTTCTGCATTGATAGCAGTTTCGTTTGTTTCATTCATGAATCTGCTGGTGTTAGGTCCAGGAGTTTGTCCAGTCATATACTTT